TTCTGGACTTGCGTGATCGGATTGCTGAAGTAGAGAAGACAACTGTCGAAAACGATTTGCTGGTCAAACAATTCAAAGAAAAAGTAGACGGGATCAGCGGCCGCTTCAAGAAAATCAACCGTGAGATTGATGATATTTGGAAGGGGCTAGACGCTCTGTCCAACCCCCTCCAATAATTATTCGGGATACTGGCAGCAGCGGAAACCGCCGGGGCATTCGCTGCAAAGCGTACCCCTCTGGGCGACTTGCTCATTGCTGTCTGGGTCTTGCTTCTTGGTTCTCGGAACTCGGTGCTCTTTTTGCACAGTCCATGGCGACCAAGCGTGTTGCCTTGGGTCTTCCTTCATTCTCTGAAAACCACGTAACCAAGAATACAAACCACGATTATAACGCATGTTATAATACCACCACCAAAGCTACGCGGAGATGGTAAAGGGCGGCTCGGCTTCTGGGTCGATAGTATTGTGATCGCCCACACCTTGTACCCCAGGCTCGGCACCCCCGACTCCCGAATAGGCTCCGGCCGGTCGAACAACCGTTTCGATATGACCCTCTGGAGTTTCGAGAACACGAACCTTATTACCTCTCGGCGTAATTATCCAAACTGATCTCCATCCTAACTCATATTCGTTACCAGTTAAATGGGTCAAAGGGTCTGCCGCCTCGCTGATCAGGGGCGTGTTGTATTGTTCATCACTCATCTTATAGCTCCATTGAATAGGTTGCGCCGTTCTCCAACCAGTAATCTACGGCTGTTCTGACAAGCTCACCCTTACCGATATGCTTGCCCGACTTGGTTGTAAACTCCTTGCTCAACTCCGCCACACGTTCGTATGTCGAAGGTTCGAAGTCCACCGCCATGGTTTTCCGCCCTTTTGTAAACTTGGGCTTGCGACCACGGGTTTCTGTTCGTGCTTCTCGCAGCTTGCGGCCTTGATAATCGTGGTAACTTTCTCTAGCTGTCATTCTTCTCTCCTTTTTCGAAAAATCTTGTCTCTGCCAAGATGCGGATTGCATCTCGTGCCATGTTAAGTAACGCTCTGTTGCTGACTTTTTGTAGATGCAGCTTGCCGCTTCCATCTGAGATACAAATCTCAGCCGGATGCGTGTCCTCATCCTCCCCGCTCATGTTAGTTCGCAGGAAAGTCAGTTGTTTATAGTCATGCTGGGTCATCGTCATCCATTTCTAGGTCGGTGAAGTCTAGTAAGAAACTATCGACCATCGCTTTTTGTAGGTCTTCAACCATTTCATCCGGCATTCCATCCTCTACCCTTTGACTTGAGGCTGTTGCAATGTCACTTGTAAACATCTGGGCGTGTTGATAATCCAAAAACGCCGCCGACAATCGGCAGTGCATTACGTCAGACTTGTCATCCTTCGGATACCAAACCCCTATCGTGCCCCACCATGCCGCTTTCTCGCTCGACTTGACCGGCACCATTTGACTGTCTAACCCGGCAAGGTAGAGGATATCCGCGGATGTCAGTGGTGCACTGTCTACGTTGAACTTCTTCGGTTGCTCTGGGAAGTCTACTACGCTACCCATTATTCCAAGTCCTCCGGTTCCGGAAACATGTTATCGGTTGCGTTATCGTCTTTGTTGCCTGTCCACGGCTCTTGGAACTTGAGGCTATAGTAAGTCTTGCCAGCCTTCGACGTGTTGCGCCAGCCAGCGATCTCGTAAGTCTTACCATCTACAGTGCATTCTCCTTTAATGTTTGGTGCTTTCGGGTTGTCGGTGTTGTTATTGAACAAAACACCTTTCATGTTGTCGTCAAAATCTTGGCTCATAAAGATCTCCTTTTTCTAACTTCTCTTTAAGTCTTCTGTATTCCTGCCATAGAAACGCCGCTTTCGGGTCGTTGTTCCAGTCGGCAGCTATTGCTTTCTCGTATGCCTCTTCAACCAGCGGCTGGAGAGAAACTAAATTGGTATCAACCACCATCATCAATCCCACCTATAAAAAATATGACTGTCAATTTTTACTATAAAAGTCTTCTCATGTCTCCACTTAGGATTGACATAATCTGCATGGTAATGCGTAGCCCCGTCCAAGAAACTACTGACCCAGCCGTTCAGCACAGTGATGGAGTTTTCTTGCGCCTCTTGGAAAGCCCTTCGGTTGAGAGGCTTG